GAACAAAGCTGCGCTTTGGTGGCAACCGTTCGGGTACTGTACGCATCGACTTTGTTAGGGACCATGCTGTAAAGTTTGACAGCACCGAGGGTGGCTATGACGGCAATGCTATCCCAGACATCCTGGTTGCATATCATCCCCTGATCGCTCTGTATGCTTATAGGTATTATGCTATTCGTGATGGCGGCCTTCCCCAGGAGTTACAGCTTCAGTCACGGGATTTAGAGAATAGACTGCGGGGCTATCTATCGGGAGGCAGGGATCCAGGCGGTTCGACGTATGTTAACTTCTATCATGCGGATCGTTACTAATGGCTGAAGTCCCTATCCTAAAGAGCAGCACTAACCTTATCAGTAAAGACGATGAGGTCTGGATCCAAAACATGTGGAGGGTCCAGGATCGACTAGAGGTTCGTCCTGGGTGGGGCCAGCTAGCACAGCTTGATACTACACTGTCTTACTTGGATAGCTCTGAGTCTCTTGGCTACAAAGAGCACCTTGGTTCCTACCTGCTTGAGACCAACTTCGGTCACGAACAAATCTTCTCTGTGTTCTCTGGTCGGGCAAGACCTGGTAATTACAGAACATCAGAAAATGTTCCTGATAGCTTTATCTTTATTCGCATTTATGACCTGACCACCAATAGGAACTGGGAAGAAATTCTTACAGTACATACATCCCGGAATGACGGCATCGATCTTCAGGAAGAACGTGGTGTGTATGGAACTTCGTGGTGGTTAGATGATCGAGACTATAGGGCTTTTGTTGACGGTGGTAATGATCGCTTTGTCTTTACTATGTTTGGCGGCGACCTCTTCTTTGGTAGCTCAAAAGCAGGGATGCACGTTTACCACCCTGCTGATTTCCGTCAGAACAGAAGCAAGCAGATTGAATCGTCTGAGAGTTCTGCTTGGATTTCAGGGTATTCTGAAACCTGCCTTATAACACCGCTTCAGCTTACACCTGGTCTTGACTATAAGACTCACCGCTACCTGACGCCTGGGGAACTCGGCGCTCCTATTGCAATGGAGATCTTAAACAACCGCATGGTTTATGCGGTTGGTAATACTCTCCACTTTTCCGACATCAATTTCCCCTCTTCCGTAAAGGGGATTGATTTCCAAACAATCACATCAGAGCAAGAGATCGTAGCCCTTAAAAGGTTTCAGGATGCACTCCTGATTTTTACTGACCGTGAAATGTTTTACTATGCTCCCAATAACCATGAGCTCGCCTCTGGTGGCAGACTTGTTCGTGTTTCTGATTCTGTCGGGTGCTTAAGTTCTCAGTCTATTAAGGAGATTGAGAACGCTGTTGTGTGGGTAGCTAGAAGCGGCATCTATACAACATCTACCGGACTCAGCATTGAAAGAATCTCTGAGCCTATTCAGACATTCTTTAGCGGTGAAGATCTCGTAACAAACCCCATGACATCTTACTTTGAGTCATCGAGTGGGGCTGCAAGCCCCACCTCGAATGACCATCCACGAACACTGATTCCGTTTAGTGATAAAGATGTAACTATTGCATACGACGCAACAAAGAATGCAATCCTGTTTGCGTTTCCTGAGCTGAATGGAATGTGGTGCTTTAGGGATGGGTGGTCCTGGTGGACACTAGAGTCGGTCGCATCTGTTACTGGATCAGATGTGCCCGAAGTTAAGAGAGTTGAGAATCTCCTTAACCCCTGTGTCCTTTCAGGTAAGTCTGGATTCTATACTGTTTTAAGTGGCTATCACTACAGCATTACAGATGCAGCAAATCATCGAACAGGAACAAGCTCATCTCTTAGTGCTCAGGGAGCTAATGTTTCTGCTCGGTCTTATATTATCTGCCAGCTCGGTCGTGGTGGTGGGATGGATAGATCATCCGCTATTCTTTACGATCTAACGATTGATAACTGGGATGGCACTGCTGGCGGACCTTTCAGTAGAAAGACAGCAGAAGATCAAAGGCTGTTTTCAGGTCGTTATAGGACAGTGCAGACTTCAAGCTCTTCAGAGTCTTCTTCGCCTATCCTTTATGCAAGACCGCCCATTGTGCTTGATAATGGTGATCATCTTATTCCCTTTGAGTATCTGACCCACCAAACAGCTTTATTTGCTGAGGATATGGAGTTTAACTTTTGGTTCGACTCTTTGAACTGGCAGGCATCTGGGTTTGATGCGGGCGGGACAGACTCAACACTGGACCTGGTTCTTCCTTCTGAGATGGCCCCTCTTTCTGCCGCATTTACGACAAAAGGTACTTTTAATAATGCCGGTGCCGCAGCGGTTGGAACCTCAGCTCCTGCTATTAAAATCATTATTGATTCTTCTGCTGTAGCTACGAGCTATAGCGGGATTCTTCTTTCTGCGGGCATTCCGATGACCCTCTTCTACTTAAGGCTTCGCCCAAGAAACCAGTATTGGTTAGCTGGTCCATGGAATGGGTACGGCTTTAGCTCGGGCATTGGTGCAACCGGGCTTCTTATTGGTCAGAAAGATGGGGGAGGATCTTTTACTGATGCTTGGTTTAACTGCTGGGATCCAATGTTCTCAAATGAAACCAAGTATAACGAGGCAACAAGTGCTGCTCAGTGTGTAGACTGGGCATACAAGTCAGATCAGGTAGACAATAACGGTGCTCAGATTATGGCAAGGGGCTTGTATGCGGACGTAAAGAGCCAGGGTTCTGCTGAACTCCATGCGAACGATCCAAGGCATGGCTGGCTCTGGGGTGTATACAATGTTCTTCTTGGGTCCGACTACAAGGGGTGGGTTTCCCAAGTAGTTGATTACAATGAGAATATTACAAAGGTAGTAAACAAGCTTACCATTAGAAGCAGGATGATGGATTCTAGTGGGGACATGAAAACTCGTACCTTTAATAATGCTGCAAAGTGGAGCAGCGCGGGAACTCCGGCCAATGGGAACTACCTCATTGATGACCAGGAGGAAGATGAGATTGCGGTTAGCGATGGGGTAAGAGGTCAGCGTCTTTCGTATATGGTCTTTGGGTTTATTAGAAACAAGGCTGAGCGTTTTGGCTTAAAGCGACTGACTGCTGTTATCAAGCAGAGGGGAAGAAGGCGTCGGAGGATAGGCCGATGAAGGTATACCGTCCTCATACTGACCCCTCTGAAGTGCAGTTTAATATTAGAGATAATATTAATGATCAGATGCTTAATGAACTTGAGGGGATTCGGTCTTCTTTCGTTCAGGCCGGAAGCCCTATCCGGTTTAATCAGGAGGTGTTTAATGCCGCGCTACTTAGTCCTGGCATCCATAGTGGCATTACCAATAGCGATCTCGGTACAATTATTACTGGACTACCTGGTGCGCGTATTCATCGGGCTAGTAATGTTGGTGGTGTTGGGATTGTTAGCGACCTGATCTTTGAGCCAGATTCTTCTGATGACAGCAGGGTTTTAACAATTCCTTCGGGAGCTAAACTTTTGTTTACTCGGTGCATCTTTACTCGCCCTTCTGGGGATGCAAATGATCGCCGGTTTGTAGTAGTAGATTCCGGGGCCAAGGTTGTCTTCCTTAACTGTATCTTTATGGCGACCGGCAATGACACTGGGGCCATGGATAATGCGGGGGGGAATCATATTGTTAGCGGCGTTGGGGCTGCAGCAGATTGCCAGATTGCTTACTGTGTAAACGCTACTGGCTGGAGCACTTCGGGCAACAAAACAGAGACAGGTGTTATCTAGTGTCTATTAGAGAGATTACAGACGAGCAGTTCTCCGAGGGGACAACGATCGACGGCTCTCGTTTGAGTCGGGCACTAGAGGATATGTCGGATCGTTTTTCCTCTGTCCCAAAGGGGGATATTCTTCAGCGCCACATGCAGACTCAGATTGTTTGTGGCTGGAGTCCTCCAACGGGACAGACTCATCTCGGAGGAAAGACAAATGAAATCCAGTACCCTTGGCTGCTAACAACCAATAGCGCAGCTTCCGACTCTCCTTACAGCAGCACAACAAAGCGATTCAAAAGCCTGGGCGATCCCACTGACGGAACATCTTCTCAGTATGCAATGACGCTTCCTATTCAGTTGGCAACCCCGTCAATCATTGAGGCTGTCAACATCATCCTCCTTACGGATACTCGGTATTACAACTGGAGCATTGCAGACTTTGGTTTGAACAACATGGGCATCCAGGTCCTTATGACTATTGATAATCCCTATGTTTCAGAGGATCCCAATATGTGCTCGGTCTCAGTTTATAAGGATTGTCCAACTTATTACTCGTATGACATTACTGGAAGCGCGGCTGATACGGGCATTAAGCCTCTTAATAATGATATGGATCCTTATATGAATCCTATCCTGACGCCGGCAAACATTGGCCATCCTATCAGGGGCGCTTATATGAAACTAGAAGACTTAAACATTCCATTACCAGCAAATGCTCGTCTTAGATTTTCCCTAGTCTGTGTAAACGATCT